AAGTTGTAGCTTCACCAAGTATTTGTACCTGATTATAAGCATTATCAATTTGATTGAGTTGTTTAATACCAGATGTGTTGGATTTGAAGATGTTTTGTACTATTTTAAGAACCTCTGATTCATCAATTACTTCAACTTTGTCTGACTTCTGCCCAGTTCTTATATCTCTTTTAATCTTTTGCAACAGCTTTTGCACTTCTTCGCCTTTGAGTTGATTTCTGTTCTCAAGGGGTTTCAAATAGCGATTTACGATTTTAGAACGCTGTTTAAAATCAAGGCCAGAACTGTTTAATTCGTTCAAAATGTTTTTTCTGACAGATTGTATGTTAGGAATTTTTAAGTTTGGCACAACCTCATCGTATTTTTTGCTGAGTTGTGATTGAACATTCTTATACAAACTATTCACGGGCAAGTTAAAATCAACATCAATTCCTTTAATGCCATCAACAGCTTTTTTGAAGCTCAACTTATTAAAAGATTCTTGACCACGCCTCAATGCTGCATTTGCACCTGTGGCTGGGAAACTTGTCAAACCTTCTTCAGCCAATTTCAAACCAGAGCCAATAATGCCACCGCCTTCTCCGCCCATGGCTTGTCCAGGCGTTAGTGGAACATCTTGATCTAAAAGTGTTCTAGCTTTTGGCGTGACCTTTGGCAATACTTTGTTTGCAATACCGCCGACTGTACCACTTAGAACTGCGCCAGTTGCCGCACCAGGTAAACGCTCAACAACATTTCCTTCGCTTGTGCCAGCACCATATAGTGTGCCTTGAGCTGTAGCAGATTTGACTGGATTTGCTCTGATTGCGCTAGTGACGGGTTTTATTGTTTTTGCAGCGGTTTGTGCGCCAGCTAGACCGCCTCTTGCCGCAAGTGTTGTGCCGCCTGATAAAATGGCTGGAAGTATCGCACCACTTATTTCAGAACCATAAGCTGCAACGGGTTGTTCTTCTCTGAATCTGTTTATGTCAGCCCTAACCTCTTGCACGATATCATCGTATTCTCTATCGCTTACCAATGATTTAACGAACGCTTCTGCTTCATCACCAAAACCAAAAGCCAGTCCTTGACCCAATGTAGCGCGCGCATAGTCTCTTACTCCACCCACATTGCCAGGCGTGCTTATAGGGGCGTTGCCGCCTTCTTTTAGCTTCCTTAACTCTTCTAGGCTTTTCATTGATTTCTTTTTCTTACTTCTTCTTCGAGAATTTTAAAGTAAATTGAGCTTGCATCTGTGTTCAGAAACTCTTGCTCAAGGGCATCATCGCTTAACAGTTTCATATCTTGTCTATAAAAATCTTCAATATCGCTTCGGAAATCTTCTTCATCATATTTTTGAACTTTTAATCCAGCAATCGTGCCTTTATCTTCATAGTATTTAGCGGCAGCAGCTTTGTAGTTTTCTGCTTTTTCTATTCTATTGATGAGCTGTGTCAGTCTTTCAATGTTTTCAGCTTCGCTTAATAATGGGTTGTATGCTCTTTGTATCAATAGCTCACCCTCTCTTTCTGAGAACTGACCACCCAATATTGCTTTCAAACTCAACTGTGCAACAGAAGCAATCCTGTCTTGTGCAATAGCACCTTCTTCATTGAAATATGCGTTGGCTGCTGGGTATTTAGTCAAAATACCTTCGCTTATGCCTGAGATGCTTTCTCCTGATTTTTCAGCATCAACCAAAACATCTCTGACACCTTTTAAATTTTCCAAATATGTCTGCTCAGTGCTTCCACCGCCCTTCAATAACCATTCATTCGTGTACCATTGTCCAAAAGCCTCGTCTGATTTGAGTTGTGCTTTTGTTAATGGCTGTTCACCAAGAAATCCTTGCTCTGCTGAAGTCTCAGAACTGACAATTTCAGCTTGTCTTTGCGGATCGTATTTATATGCACCAATACCAGCCTCGGCGTTTCTGATTGCAATAGTTAAATCATTATAACCCTTACTCCCTTCAGGATATTTATCTCTTGTTTCGTACAGACCAGAAATAAAATTAGTGTTTTGCATAAGTGAAGTGTCATTTGAACCTTTTTCATTTTCTATCCTTATGCGTTCACCTTGTAAATATCCTTCTGTGCCAAAAAGATCAATTAAATCTGTTTCTGTAAGTGTTTCACCGCGCATAGATTTTGCCAATGCTCTTTCTTTTTTGGCTCTTTCTTGCATAGCCACCATTTGTTGCTGTCTAAGGATCGTATTCTGCGTTGGGTCTTGTCCTCTGAATATGTCAGACAAAGCACCCATGATGATTGCTGCCTTTTGATTCTTAGGCGTGGCATTGGCATTGGGTGTTGCAACAGGCAACATGCCTCGTGGGTTATATCCCGTTGCTGGGCCAGTTGTCACAGGCATATTTAATTGACCGAAATAACCAGGTGTCATTGGAAATTTCTGGTTGGGGGCTGTTCGCTGTGGAAATTTAAAAGGTGTATATGCCATTAGCCCCACCTTCCGCCAGAGCCAAATGGCCCGACATTACCGACAGCCATAGCAGTACCGAGTCCGAGCAATCCACCCAAGACATCGCCAACACCTGTGGACTTCCTTTGTGTCGTCTGGCCCTCAAATGGTAAGCCTGAGATCGCTGAACTGAGCAATCCCGCTTGTCTGAGTGGGAAGTCAACGCCTCTGGCAAACTCACCGAATTGTGCATCGAGACCCGCTTGTCCGAGACCTTGTTGTTGACCGCCAATGCCACCGAGTAAACCGAGTGTTCTGTATTGATCGCCCAACATGCCTGATTGTATGCCTGTTCTGTAATCACGATCCATCATGCCGAGCTGACTGGCTTTGTCGAATCCTTGTGATCTCAATCCAGCCGCAGTTCTGCCGACAGCATCATAAAAAGCTCTGTCGCCTTCTGCTTCCAATATGCCCGATCTGGAACCGCCAAAAGCACCCGCACGAATAGCACGATCTTGTGCGCCCATTTGTTGCAGTTGTCTTGCACGATTAAGGTCGTTGATTGAAGCATCAATGACTTGTTCTTGATAAGGGTTTTGATATTGAGAGATGTCCAATGGGCCAGTTGCCATTCCAGCTAATTCACCCCTTGGGTTGTAGCTCATTGCATCGCCAAACATGCCTCTAGTGGCTGCAAAAGCATCCATTTGATCGGGATTAAATCCTGAGACCAAATCGCCTGTGTATGGCGTAAACGGAATTTCTGCTGCACTCTTAATACCAGAGTACGTTTCTAAATACTTTTCCTTTAATTGTGGATCAAGTTCTGTGGTTGCTGTTGCTGCGCCTTTGCTCATAATGTTTTACTTATAATGTGTTCTTTTTTAAATCCGTGTCGTGTTGCGTATCTTTGCCATCCTTTTCTGCCACCGCCGAAAATCTTTTTGCACTCGGCAATGCGGGCGAAAGTGGTGACTGCTTCTAGTATTTCCTCACAATCCGACATCTTTCCCGCCAAAAACAATAGGTTCATGGCTCGGTATTGTGGGAACTCGACCAATTCTGTGATTATGCAAGATTGCTGGTCTTTTAAAGGGTGGGGCCATAACATCAGCTTTCCTGTTGCTATGCCACGCTCAACATCAAGTATATCCCATTCTTCTTGATATTTTAAGCACGATGACACCAATGGCTTACACCATTCCCATTGTTTCTCCCACGCCTGTCTATGTGACTGAGGTCGTGGAGAGATTTCCTGAGTTGTCAACGCTGAGTTTGTACTTGGTTCCATCTGGACTAATCAATACTAATTCGCTTTGGTCGCCGCCATCAATTTCGATTCGTTCACCTTTTTTAAAGGATTGCCCGTCTCGATATTCAACTTCGCTGACCAAATTATTCATATAACCTCTGTCGTAATTATCGCCTGGTCTTGTGAGTGCTTGTCTTGCCATTATCTTCTGCCTCGATTGGTGACATCCAAGCGTATATCGCCCAATTTAAAATCTTGATTTGTGTCTCCTGTTATCGTCATCATCACCTGTCTTCCATTGAATCGGGCATCGGTATAACCGTCTGATTCAAAGGTGAAAGAACCGAAGTCAAACGTCTCTCCCAGAGGCGTATATTTGCCCTTAAAACTAATGGTGACACCAGGTAGGGTAGATGCCTCGCTGTCAGGAATGATTTGATTACATTGCACATAATTGTCGCCTTTGCCGATCTGGATCGCACCCGATGTGGCATACGGTTTTGTGCTGCCGAGACCAGGACTGTTGAATAGATTGCCCGACTCCATTTTGTAAACATTTCCGCTGTCGTCACAAGCAATAATGTAGTCAAATATGCCTTCATCGAGATAGCAACCGCGACTGAGTGTGCCAACAGCAAATGTGTTTTCGGCGTAGTTCCAGATGATGTATTTGTTTGGCACTTTGCTGTCGCCGCTTGGAAAGAACCACCATATCTCATTGAATGAGCTGTTGTGACCGCCACAGACTGCACCTGAGTATTGTTTGTTGATGTTGTCAAAAATAAAATCAGACACGCTGCAAGGAATTTCTCTCACTGAGCCGTCATATAGGAATATTGTTTTTTCGCCAAGCCAAGCAATGAAATTGCCCGCTTGCACGATTGATCTGGCTGAGATGGCTTTGCAGTTTGTGCCAGCATCATTGATGCCATACACGAAAGGTTGGCCCGAATAATAGAGCCTAGCCAGACCCGTTGATGTAAATAAAATCATGTCGGTTTGCCATTTAACGCCCGCCAACAGATCAGAAGATGTCGGCACTTGTAGATCGCCCGCCGTGTTTGTAGAAGCCGCAGTCCATGTGGTTGATGCTTCTCTCGATGACCATTGCACTTTCCTTGGGTCTCCACCCGCACCGAGTGCCACAATGTGTCTTTCATTGCTAACCAATACGCCAGAACAACCCGTGGGTGCATTGGTGAGTGCCACGCCCGCAGCATCGGGTGATCCAGAACCCGCATCGGGTCGCCATTGATAAATCTTTCCATCTGACGAGCAGTTAAAGATTAAATACTCGCCCCAGTTGTCAAAAGAATAGGAATGTTTGGCAAACGAAAGCCCTGATTGCGATCTGGCATCCCCATAATCTTCGACATTGTAATTGTATGCGCCATATCCCAATGGGTCGGTTGATTTTGGAGTGACGAACGAGGCTGGCGTGATGTCGTACCAAGTCAGGTTCTCATCCATATAGACATAAACTTTCTCTCTGGTTCCAACCGCAAGTAAGTTATTGCCGTCATTGTCTTTCCAAGAGAATAGGCCAATCGGCGCACCCGTGAGAGCTGATGACTTTAAATATTCCCAACCACCGATGTTTTTAAGTATGCCTTCTTGAAAACGAATCAGGTTTGAGTCGATCCATCTTCCCTTGGCAGAATACTCAGTACCAGATGTGACCACACCTGGTGGGGGGCTGACGGAAATAAGGGCCATGATTAACCGCCTATGGTTTTCGTTTCAGTCGTAGGCGTGATCTGCTCAACAATGTTTGCATCCAAATTTGATTTCAGAGCTGTCACTTCATCTTCGCCCATGGCTGTTTCAGTCCAGCCTTCAACGATTGACTCAGTGAGATCAGCGAAAGGAATGAAGTTTCCAATGTCATCAGTAGAGATGCCTTGCGTACCATACACGCTTGCAGTGTAAGGCACATCTTCGTGCGTTTGATCGCTTGTCGCTGTAAGTCTCCAATGCACGACATAGACGACATCGCTGTGACTATCGTGTGTGGGGTACACATCGACGGTTTTACAATTCCAAGCATAAGTATTTGCCATTTTATTTTCCTCTTAGTTTGTTAATCTGGAATACTAGTAATAGGAACAGCGAAAGTTTCTTCATTGCTGTTCTTTTTCTCATTAATTTCAGATTCGATTTGGTTTTTTATATTAGTTATATAAGTATCGCCTAATGCAGATTGAACCCATCTGACAGCGTTTTCTTCTGTGATATCGTTTTTCGCCACATAAGATGATGGGCTTAATGATTCCAAACTAAGTTCAACTTCGCCAGACGAATAAGATTTGTATTCTCTACTAGCAACAGTTTCAGAACCTTGTAGAGTCCATTGAACTTTGTAAACAGTATCCGAAAACTCCTCATATTCTTTGTATGCTGTGAGTGTATTGGTTTTCCATGTGTAAGTAATTGCCATTATTTTTCCTCTTTGATATTAAACATACATGACGACTAATTTTATAATGTCACTAGCAGCGACATCGCCACCAAGACCGACTCTGATAATGTTGGTATAGCCATCGGTATATGTGACAAAACCAGCATCTGATCTATAACCCATCTTTGCGACATTTGCAGTTGCATCATAAATGGTTGGAATACACCCAAGATAGTTTGAACGATTTATATTTGTTTCTACATCAACATAACCAGAAGTCACATTTTCTGAATTTATTGTTAGGTCATATTCACTCATTTTAATCCCAACATTATTTCCATCGTCACCGCCTTGTCCTGATGTGAAACCAGCACCAACCTCTAAAGCACCCGTTGATCTTATTTTAGCGTCTTCACCACCATCAGAACCTCTAATAGATAGGGCATCGCTTGCAGAGTCATCACTAACAATTTCCCATTTTCTGCTTCCGTTTTGATAAATTTCAAAACCTGTGTCGTGTCCATCTGCACTATTGTCTACTCTAATAAAGTTGCTTGCTGAACCACTTTTTGCGTGAAGCAAGGTGCTAGGACTTGCGGTGCCGATTCCGACTTTTCCATCGGATTGTTTAACAACAAATTTAGTTCCATCGCCATTTCTAACATCTAATAAGTTTTCGCTTCCTGTTGCGCCTGTACTTTTAATTAATACACCAGCACCACCACTGGCTGTGTTATCAAATACTCCTGTCCAAACACCCGCAGTACCGATATTGACATCTAAAGCACCTTCAGGACTCGTGGTACCTATTCCAACTCGTTCATTCGTAAGGTCAAGCCTTATGATGTCGTTGGAGTTTGATGTCTTTCTCATTGCAAGTGCATTAGCACCTAGTACAAAAGCAAAATCTTCTTCAGACCCATCGGTATCGTTCATAGTGATTGTTGCACCCGAAGCATTACCCACTACAAGATTACCATTCAGAACTTCAACATTACCGCCTGAATGTATTTTTAATGCATGAAGCTCTGAACTGCTTGATGTTGTATATATACCAACATTTTCTCCATTGGCAGTATTTTTAATCTTAAACTCACCTGAGCCTTTTGTTATATCTCCACCAATTACAACTTTATCTTCATCTAATTTAAGTGTTTCATTCAAATCACCAGCAGCTTGAACAAAGAAAGATAAATTACCTTTGTTTGATGCGCCTTGTCCAGGATCGTGTGCAACACCTCTTATCTCTGCATAAGTTTCTTTTGAACCGCCATCTTTTTCATCGCCTGTGAATCGGATAACACCAACGTCTGTATCATCGCCGATGCCGCCTGTTGTTTGGTCGTTTAAGTACAACTCAATGACTGCTGCATCGTCTGTGTCAGCGTTTTGGAAGTTTTCTAAAAGAAGATGTGGTGCGTTATCTGAAGTGGAATAAATGTGAACATCTGTGCTTGGAGTTCCAGTGCCAAATCCAACCCGATTATTTCCACCATCAACAAAAAGCATATTGGCATTGCCATCGCTTTCAACACGGAAATCTATGTCTTCGCTTCCTTCGTTAAAGACTGTTTCTGTCGGGCCAAGCCTCATTACATCTTTTCTTGATCCACCTTTCATCACAAAAGCAACCATGTTGGCATCTTCTGTACCATCAGAAGCATCAACTATTTGTGAGGTTAGTTTTGAATAAACGATTGCCTCTGGAGTACCAGCATCGTTATATCCAGTCCAATAAATTTGACCTATATAATCATTGTCTGCACCAGCTTCACCTGGATTTCTTTTTAGGTCTAAAACTGGCCCTTGGTTTGCATCTGTGTCTGTTGATATAAGTGTCAACGCAGCCGAGTTATCTGCCACAGTCGCAGAAAGTGAAGTAAACGCACCAGTCGATGCGGTATTTGCCCCAATCGGGCTTGAATCGATGTTTGCGCCATCGATGTTCATCGCAACGCTTGTGCCAGTGGCACTGAAGATTGCATCAATCGTATCGAGGTCAGAATTCAATTTTGTACCCCACGAATCTGTACTCGCACCCACCTCTGGTTTAGTTAGTGATAAGTTTGTTGTCGTTGTATCGGCCATATTCCTAATTACCTATTTTTAAATATATAAATGAACAGCCATTAAGCTGCTTCGTTCCAGGTTGTTGAATCAGGAGACTGATCAGTCCATGTTGTCGTGGCGACTGTTTGATCTGTATAAGATGTTGTCGTCACACTTTGATCTTCCCATTTTAGACCACCTATCGCTGTAAATCCACTAGCAGATGAAATTGTTGCAGTGGCCCGATCGATCTGTCTGCCGAGGGCAGTCATAGAGGAAACAGCAGCAATGGTTGATTGTGCCGCTATGACATAAACAGCCGTTGCAGTAAATCCTGAAGTTTCAGCCAGTGTAGCTGCGCCGAGTTTGACAATTAAGCCAGCACTCGTGAAGCCAGAAGTTTCTGCCATGGTTGCTGATGCAACATGAATTCTGCGACCGACCGCAGTAAATGAGCTGGATGCCGCAATGGTCGCTTCACCCCGATCAATTTGCCTAGCGGTTGCTGTGAATCCTGATGATGCTGCAATGGTGGCTTCGCCACGATCGATCTGTCTTGCTGTTGCTGTAAAGCCAGAGGTTTCTGCGAGAGTTGCAGAGCCGAGCAATACAAGATGTCCTGTTGATGTGAACCCTGATGTTTCTGCGAGCGTTGCCGTGCCTAAAAAGACAATATGGCCCGTTGATGTAAAACCAGAAGTTTCAGCTAGGGTTGCAGATGCAGAAAATGTGATTGCGCCAAATGCAGTAAAGCCACTGGTTTCTGCCAGTGTTGCTTCACCAAACTCGAATACGGGTTGTCCGTAAAAGGACTTCCCATAACCGCCATAACCATAGCCGACTGAGGCCATGTGATTAACTCAATGTGATGTCTAGGTCGCCCGCATCAAAACGAAACACATCTCCACTGGAAACAGTTTTACTTGCTGTTAGTGCTGCCCAGGCAAGTAAGTTTCCGCTAGAAGAAGCATCGAACACGCCAACCCATCCAACGCTGCCCCATGTGCCAGTTGCAGTTGCAAACTCGGCAGCACTGGAATTGGTTGCTGTTGTAGGATCAGTTCCACTGACACTGAACGCGCAAGAAATCCTAGCGTATGATCCACCTGAGACTTCTGTGCCACCACCTGTATCAGAAGGCGCAGCAGTAAAAAGTCCTAAATAGACAGTACCAGGCGTTGTGAACGCAGTGTTCGCAAAGGTGTGTTTGAGTAGTTTGTCCTCAAGATAATCCGAAAAAGCCATATTTATCCTCTATTAATTATTGCCCCAATAAACAACTTGTTTTTGGGTTCTGCCGTAAGTTCTTCGCCTCGGAATCATTGATCCTTTGCCGAAGGCGGCACGTTCTTGTTCCATCCTCATTTCTTCCAATGCCTTATCAAATAGATTGGTGAAACCCGCTGCACGATCATCTTCCATGAGATAAATCGATGCAGTGCGTAAACACCCATACAGATAAACATCGGGATAGCTTGTTGAGACAAAGTTTGAAGTATTGCTGCTGCTCAGTGCTGAAATTTTTGAGTAGTAGGTTAATTGTAGCGTATATGAGCCGTCAGGTGTAGGACATAATTCCATGGTGTCATCAACCAGGGCGTAATAAACAGGTTGTCCCGTGCTGTTGTTGTTCTTTTTGCGGTAAACATCCAAAGACTCAATGCTCATTTGCATCAATGGACTAAAATTGTTTGCTGTGATCTCGACATTGATGGCCTCTAACCAATCTGTCGGTAATGTTAAATATTGGGCATCGGCAGTCGCGGTTGCACGTTTAACCATGTCTTTTGTTCTGAGCTTTCGATTCAGCTCTGCCTCGGTTTGTATGATGAAGGTGTCCATCATTGAATCTAAATCACTGCGATTCAGATAATTTGCAACTGCTGTTTTTAATTCACTGTATGTCATATTTTCCCTTGCCAAGTGCGAAACGCTTTGTTGTCAGGATCATTCAGCCAACGCTTCATTTTAGCCTTATCGTTGATCCAGCCCTCTCTCATAGCTTTCTGATAAACAACCATTGGAATCTCGGCAACGTGGCGCATTTCTTTACCTGGTGTTTGCTCACTTAAAACCTTGCAATGCTCAATGATCGGTCTCACGTCTTGCTTGGTTTGATAAACAAAGTTATCGCCCTCGGTTGCAAATTGATTGACGAGACCGCCTGATTTTATTTCCAATGTTGTTATTTTTGCCATTTTTAAATAGTGGGGCGATTGCTCACCCCACTAAATTACTCACTTACGATGTAGATAAGTCAGCAGCCAGACCATGAGCTTTCTCATTAGAACACTCTAGTCCGTACTCGACTATCAACATTTTAGTTTGAGCATCACCGATTGTTGAAATGTCAACAGTTTCAAAATCTCTAAGATATGAAACTTTTGCAAAATCAGGATCGATGAACAGTGCTGTTCTGCCTCTGCTGAAGTTAGAAGGCATTACCTTCAACTCACCAAAGTCTCCAGAATACACACTCACGCTGGCTTCGATCGCTGTTGCATCGATCATTTGCCTAGCAGAAGCTCGCCCAGTGAAACCAGACACAACGCCTTTGACGTGAGAACCGACAACCAACATAGTTGGTTCGCCGCCGTTGTCAAAACAAAGTTGTTGTACGTCTTTCAAAATGGTTTCTGTGAACGCTCTTTGTGTACCGTCTGTAGGTGCAGCACCATTACCAGCACCAGCCCCGTTTGTGCCTCTGGAAACATTGGTTTCAATCCAAGTTTCAAAGCCACCAGTCTGTCTTGCTGTGGTTGCGTTGCCCGCGTTTTTGGCAGTGTTTCCACAAATGGTTTTCTCCATGTCGCGTTTCAGGGCTTTTGCCATGATTGCGAGTTGGTGAGCCATTTCTGATTTCTTACCAGCGGGGTCTGATGCTTGCTGTGAACCTGTCACAGTTGCATCTCTGCTTGAGATTTGACAAATGTTGCTTTCTCTTACAGTAGCGGTCGCTGCTGTTCTTGAAAGCTCAAAACCCTCTAGCTGTCCAGTAGCGGATGCTGAGGGTAATGCTTCAGTTTGCCAATCAAATTGTACATTCTTTACCGAATTACGGCCAATAGCTGACATGACAGGAGTTGACATTGGTGAAATGTTATAGATCAGATCACTCAAAGCCTCTCTGTCAGCAGTAGCAGTATAGGTATCGACATTATTATTATCGTCAAACTGTTTATGGATGACTTCTTATAGTTTCTTATAAGATTGGACTATATCATCAACTCTAAGAGTTGCACCGCGCTCTTGGGCTTTTACCATCCTCGTCTTATTCGTTAGGACTCCATAACCTAGTCTCTGAACCTTACAAACATTTCTGCTTGTCTTGGCTGCTGATTACCCTCGTCTTATCCGTTAGGGCTTCCCAGCAGTTCACGGTGTTTTAAATGCTCAAGATACGTTATTAAGCATTGGTCACTTTGGCCATGCTAATACTCCTTCTAGTTTCCTAGAAATTAAAAGTTAAATTAATTGTTCAAATACTTTCGCCGCATCTTGGACTTTCCCAGATTTGGCTAATCGTGCTTTCGATTTCTTTAAAGGAGTGCTGGTTTTTTTACGAGAGACTGAACCAGGTTTTGCAACTCTGTTTCTAGCAGATGCCTTCTGAGTGGGTTTTTTCTTCACAGCTTTTTGCGTTTTGTTTTGCATCCAGCTATTTCTTAACCCCATCAACAGGCGGTAATCATACACTTGGTTGATTTCCTCTGCTGTAAATCCCAAATCATTGATTGCATGATCTCGAATCGCCAATTTTTCTTCTTGTTGGATGGTTTTATCCTTCCACTCAGGAACATGATTAAGAATTTGCTTTTCGCCATATTGCATATACTTTTGTATCTGCTCTTGCTGTTTCACTTGATCTTCTTCTTGAAGTCTCGTTTGTTCAGCTTGTACGGCTTGCAATTTCTGTTGTTTTTCATTCCATAAATCGCGTTCTCGGACATACCCAATGGGATCGTTAGAATACAAAGTTTCCCAGTCAGGCTCAGTACCCAAACTTTCGCTTAATGCAGCTTCCATTTTGGGCAGCAGTTCCTTATAAATCGCCTCGTTTTTTGCAACCTCGCTTTGTTGTTCTTCAACAGTCTTACGCTGTTGAGCGAGTTCTTGAGTCTTTCGAGTGTAATCTGCTTGTCTAGAATACGAGCTTTGAAGTTCGTCAATGGTGACTTCAACATCTTCGCCGTTTACTTTAACGGCATAAAGTTGAGGTTCATTTTGTTCCTCTATCTCATCTTGTTCATCGTCAAGAGTTTCTGTTTCTTCTGTTTCTTCAAAGTCATCGGCTTGGAGTTCTTCTTCCTCGACAATTTCTTCTTCAACAGTTTCATCGGCTTGTGATTCTACTTGTGCCTCTTCTAGTTTTTCCTCTTCAGGTTCTAGGTATTGCTCAAATGAGGTCACAGCCTCTTCCATACTTGTTTGTAATTCCAATGGTTTAGGTTGAACCGTGTTGGCCATAATATTATCCTTGAAAATTATTGATAATTAGATTGATTCTAAACTACCCTTTGGTATTTGTAAATCAATACTAAGCCATGACTTTTCGGATTCTTCTCAAATTGGTTTGTGTAATTTTTCCTTTCTCAACAATGATTCGCAGATGTTTTTCTATCTCAGGCAACAGCTTGACGGCAGTGTGCATTGATTCTCTAAACGCTTTGTCGTCTTGATCGGATTGCACCCAGAGCTGGATGTATTCATCGTGCAGTTGTTCGATTGCTTTTTTAAAAACAACAGAATTGAGGATTAATTCTGCCTCGTTGGATTCGAGGACTTCTTGTTGTGTACTCATGTGTTTCCTATTTTATTAATGATTGACTGTATTCCGCCAAGACTCAATGGTTGATAGCCACTTGGCATGGTCGGTAAACTTGTAATCGATTCAGCCATTGAAGGCAATGGTGCAAATGGATCATATATCAATGGTGGCCCACTCATTTGTTGCACAGGGGGTGGGTCGTAAACATAAGGCGTATACACATCGTCAAACACCGTATATCCCTCTGGCACTTCTGGCGAATATGAAACGCCTGGTGCAATAAAATCTCTCGGTTCAAAGACAGGATTTTGAATTGTAAATGGCGTGTAATCGACTGGCACAAAAGGCGTGTCATCATCATCGACAACTCCCGCGCCCGTTCCTATGCCAACAGTATCGCCAATGCCGATGCCAACATCATCGGTTGTGCCGTCATCAGTATCACCTGTTCCAGTTGTATCGGTTGTGCCTGTTGGCGTAGGTGTAGGTGTGGGTGTAGGTGTAGGTGTGGGCGTTGGCGTTATAGGCGGAGATGGGGGTGGTGTTGTAATAACTGGCGGCTCATCAATTACAGGCGGTGTTTCAATCACAATCGGTGGTGTATCAATAACAGGTGGTGTATCAATAACAGGTGGTGTAATGACAGGTGGGGTAGGGGGCGGCGTTGTAATAATTGGTGGCGTTATGACAGTACCGCTGTCGTCAATGATTGATGGAAAAAGCGGTATGTCAACTGGTGTCTCTTCATCCGTTGTTGTTGTTTCAAACTCCCAAGGATCACCAGGCAAATCTTCTTGTGGATTGTAAATTGCCCAGCCTGATTGATGCTCATCGATAACATTTCCATCGCTGTCAGTGATAGTTCCGCTTTGAATAAAAACACGATCGCCTATTGCAAACTCAACTGGGCTTTGATCGCTGCTGCCTAATGCTTTAATGCCTTTTCCGTTGTCATTTACTTTCCAAACAATGCCTGTGCCTCGATCTATAAACACATCGCCCGCGCCAAGATTGTTTTTATTCTTTATGGTTCTTGCATCTCTTTTTTGAGCTTTGGTGACTTGTATCGGGCCACTTGTGACAAATTGTTGCCCAGGGTTGTTTGCTTGACCAAGTTTTCTTGACGGCGTGTAAATACCAGCAATACCCGGACCCAAAAGGGGCAATCCACCAATCGTATCGCTGACTGGTGGATCAACAAGCTCATTGCTGTATATCAGCTCATCGGGTATGTCGCCGAAAAATGACACTATTTATC